ATGCAAGTTTTCTTGCTTCCGCGCTACGATTGCAGCGTGACCACGTGGAAACACTTACATGCCTTCATTGACGACTATTGTACAGGCGTTCGCGATTATAGCGCCCGTGAAATGCGCTACAATGCAGAAAATGAATTGCACGGCGGCGAATATCGGTTTGCCGATGGTATCGTGCTTGCAAGCGGTTATGTTGAGCGTTACTAGAAAGGATTATACCATGATTGAGAACATCGAACTTGCGTATTGCATGGCGCAACTTGAAGATAAAATACGCGCTGAAAAGCGAAGCGCTGATATTTACCTTGACGTTTGCGACGGTGAAGAAACTCCGACATATAAACGCATGATTACCAGATGGTCAACGATGATAGCAGCGTTTGAAATAGCGTTTGGCGTTAGTTACTTCAAGCAGTGTTAACCTTCAATCAGCCCACCCGATGCGGCGGGCTGGTATGAGGGCTAACACGAAAGGAGGAACGATGATTAAAGCCCGCGACCTTACATCCGATGAACGTTGGCTCTATGCACCATGGTATATCAAGGCACTACGCTATGCGTTTATAATAGCGCTTCCATTCATCGGCTCAATAGACAACATCAATTTCTAGGAGGATTAAATGCGATACACAATCATGATTATCACAATGCCGCAATCCGAGGTTATCGAATGCAGCGACGTACACGCCGAAACCGATGCGGAAGCTATGGAATACGCGATGAATCAAGCGTGCTTCAATGGTGCGCAGGATTACATGATGGTCGTTAACGATGCGGCGGGCGAGTTCAGCGCGACTATTCAAGGCACGCGCAGCGCCCGAGCCAGCACCAACGATACCGTGTGAAGATTTTGTGAAAAGGAGGTATTCCGAATCGTCTAGCCCTGATAAGGCGTATAATCATCAGTTGTAAGGGTTGTTCACCAAACGAAAGGAAAGAAAATGCAGAACATCACCCGCACTTTGACCGAGTACGAAATCAAGGCGTATGACCTTGGCGAGGACGAGAACGGCGTTCCTACCGTTCAGGTCGTTGCCGAGTGCAACACAGAGGGTGCAAGCATGACGAAATCGCTTGCACGCGCCGAACTTGCAGCCGCGACGGGTCAGCCGATGCCCAAGGGTCTTACCATCAAGTGGAAGCCCGTAGGCACCATCACGTATGCGATGCCGCTTGACAAGTTCCTTGATGGTGCCGTTATCATCAAGAAAGAGGGTATCGAACCTGAAGCCCTGACCGCTGACGTTCAGTAAATCGTAACCACAAGAAAGGTGATTAACCATGTCTAACGAAATCGTTGCCGTATCCGCTGCCGATGTTGTTTCCGACCTTCGCGAGTACGATGTTCGCGAGTTGGAGGGTTCCAATCTTGCCGCTTTCTGCTCCGTCAAGGCAGAGACGATGGAGGACAAGGCGCTTGTTTTCAATGCCGCCAACAACCCGCAGCACAAAATCGCCGACTTTATCAACAAGAAGATTATGCTTCGCGACGTGTATGCCGAAACCCTTGAACTTGTCAACAAGGAGACTGGCGAACTTGACAAGGCACCGCGAATCGTCCTCATTGACGATAAGGGCGAAGCATACGAGTGTGTTTCCGTCGGTATGTTCTCTGCTCTAAAGAAGCTGATTGCTACGTTCGGCGAACCCACTTGGGAGCAGCCTATTCCCGTAGTGGTCAAGCAGGAGAAGGTAGCCAACGGCTCCATGCTCACGCTTTCCGTCCAGTTCTAGGGTTCATCCGCATATCAAGCTGACTAGGAGCCGCCATTTTCGGCGGCTCCATCTGTAAGGAGCGACAATGTACGAGAAAACCAATATGCTCAACATCGCAGATAAAGACCGTATCTGCGAGTTCGTCTATATGTCTATGGGTAGAGTTTTGAACAAGACGGTCACCCGATGGGATAGACCCGTTCCGCAGGGTGTCAGCGTGTTCACCGCCCATCCCGAAACTGGCACTTTTGAATACATGTTAACGAAGGACGAAAAATGCCCTGTTGTCAAGGATGACCCAGAGGAAGTTATGCGCTGCTTGAACGCCTATGGCAATGTTAAAGCTGGCGGGCTTGTTTTCTACCTCAACTCGTGTATGCTGCCTATTGCTTCCAAGCATAAGCAGTACAGTTATTAGGAGGTTTCATGCCAACCAAGAACGGCGTTGTGTACAACCTCAACGCATCGCCTTACAAATGCACGTGGAGGGGGTTGGAGTTCTTCTTTTCCAGCGCCTTGCATTTGCATAAGTTCCAAGACAAGTTGGAAACCCGCATCGACTGGTTGAACGATTCGATGACGAGAAGGTTCCATTTCTCCGTTGAAGTAGATTACATAGCGGTGATTCAGCTTTATTGCCAAGTGGAAACCCGTGGGTTCCTTATTTACGATAATGACAAAAGCAGGTGGTACGATTGCCGCGAGAATATAACATTGCGTGGAACGACAATCAGCGCAAACGTCTGAACAGTGCGGTAAGGCGTTACAACAACGCGATACGGAAAGCCGCAAAAGCCAATCCGCTTGCAGCGGAGTTCTTGCCGAGCGAGGTAAGCTACAAGGAACTTAAAACGAACATCGGGACAAGGCGTGCGCTCAACAACACTGTGAACAGGCTTACCCGCGCAACCAGACCAGATGCGCTCACCTTCGTTCGTCAGGATGACGGTTCTTTGGTCCCCAGATACGAACGCCACGAGTTCGCCGTGCTTAAAAGCGTGCGTGAGCGCGCAAAGTCCATGAGGGCTAAGAGGATGGGCGTTGAGCAGCCTAAAGCGGGACGCATAGGCACGCTCAACCAAGCGGCGTTGTCGCGTGACACGCGCAAACCTTCGTCTTTGTCTGCGACTTCCTTGCGGAGATTCCTTGAAACACAGGAGAGGGAACTGAACATGTCGAGCGTCGAAAAGGCACGCCGATACTTCTCCAACTATACAAGCGCCCTTCGCACCGTGTTCGGCGGGTTCGCCGAATACGACGAAGCCATATCCCGTATCGAGGACGCTATCATAGAACTTGCTTCCAAAGACTTCGATGCGTTGAAGAAAGCCATTGACGAAAGCCCGTCTATCAAGTTCATATACGAGCCGCAAGCCCGCGATGCCAAGATGCAGCGGCTTGTCGAGTATTGGGAGGGTGTCTGATGTTCGAGGACAAGCAGCTTGACACGTTGGTATGGGACTTTGGAGAACGGGAGGAAGGTGAAGTGCCTAGCTATGCAGCAGACTTTGAAACCACAACATTAGCAGACGATTGTCGTGTATGGGCTTGGGCTGTATGCGAGGTGGGCAACACTTCCAACATTCAATACGGGAACAACATCGCAACCTTCATCGAATGGTGCGAGGTTCATTCAGGCTCTAGGGTGTACTTCCACAATTTGAAGTTCGATGGAAAGTTCATACTTCATCATATCATGTCGAACGGCTGGCAATGGATACCCGTCAAGTCCGAATGCGGCGTTCATAGGTTCACCACCCTTATTTCCGATATGTCGCAGTTCTATTCAATCAAACTGTGGTTTGACGAGAACAGGGCTGTTGAGTTCCTAGACAGTTTGAAGGTTATACCGCTTCCAATCGCCGCCATTCCCAAGGCGTTCGGCTTGCCTATAGAAAAGCTGGAAATGGACTACGTTGAGTTCAGGGATGTGGGTCACGAGTTGACGGATGACGAAAAGGCTTACATTTCGCATGATGTTGAGATAGCCGCGATGGCATTGGAAGTCATGTTCAAGCAGGATATGAAGCGCATCACCGCAGGTTCCAATGCTTTCAAGGATTACCAGAAGATAATAGGCGGCAAACTTCGTTTCAGGGATTGGTTTCCTGAACCTGACTATGACGAAGACCTTCGAGAGGGAGGGTGCTACAAAGGCGGCTTCACAGCCGTCAACCCTCGTTTCGCAGGAAAGATAGTGGGCAAAGGTTGCAGCTTCGATGTTAACAGCCTTTACCCTTCGGTCATGGCTTCCGCTCACGGCGAGGTTCTTCCATACGATGAACCGATACAGTATGAAGGTGAGTACGCCCATGACGATGACTACCCTTTGTTCATTCAATACATCGAAGCCGACTTCACCGTAAAGGCAGACCACATACCATGCTTGCAGTTGAAGGGCAACAGGATGTTCGGGGAAACCGAGTACATCAAGGATTCCAAGGGATTGCAGGTCATGTGCCTTACTTCTGTTGACTTGGCTATGCTTTTCGAGCAGTACGACGTTCATGATATCCGATACATCAGGGGATACAAGTTCAAAGGCTCTACTGACTTGTTCAAAGATTACGTGGACAAATGGACTAAGGTGAAAACACAGGCTACTATCGAGGGCAATCAGGGTATGAGGACAATCGCCAAGTTGCAGCTTAACAGTTTGTATGGTAAGATGGCTACCAACCCTGTGAAGCAATCCCGCAGACCGTACCTTGAAGATGGAATAGTGAAGTACACATTGCTGCCAGAGGAATATGCGGAAGCCATATATCTTCCTGCTGGCGCTTTCATAACAGCCTACGCGCGTTCGTTCACCATACGTGCGGCGCAAGCCAATTATGACCGATGGCTTTACTGCGACACCGATTCCTGCTATCTGCTGGGTACCGAGCCGCCTGTTGACATGTGGGTTGACGATGTTGCCTTGGGCGCGTGGAAGATGGAGCATGTTTTCGACCGATTCAAGGCGATACGAGCCAAGACCTATTGTTTCGAGGAAGGAGGAAAGCTGGTGGTGCATTGTGCGGGGATGCCCGCGAGGTGCCATAAATCGGTTACTATGGAGAATTTCGATTATGGTGCGTCTTTCGAGGGAAAGTTGAAGCCCAAAGACGTGAAAGGTGGTACAATACTGATTGACGATGTGTTCACCATTCACAAGTAAGGAGGAACTATGGCAAGCAAGTACGAACCGAGCCTTCGCGAGTTGGCTATGGAGCCTGACGAGGACAAGCGCCTTGAAATGGCGGCTGAAATCGACCGCGACGCAGCGGAGTTGGACGAGCGCTGGGACAATCGGGACGAGTATTCCCGCATCGAAGCCGAGCGCGACGAGGTTGCAGCCGAGCGCGACAACCTGATTGTCGAGCGCGACGAATGGAAGAAGCGCTACGCAGACCGATTCTTCGATTCTGGCGAGGGCATCACCGACCGACGCGAGATTATCGACAACCATGCAGCCGATGTTAAGAAGGAATCGCAACCCCGTGGCTTCGCAGCCCTGTGGGATGACCGAGACAACTAGAGAAAGGAACAGCTATGCCCACAAAGGTAAGCACCAAGGCGGCTACGACCGCCATCGACCCCGTAGCGGTTACCACAGCGCTTATGGAGGAAACCCCCGAACTTGCCAACCCGCTTGTCGCGCGTGGCGTAATCCAGCAAGCGCAGGATGGAACCATCAGCATTGCGGGAACAACCGAAACCATCCACCAAATCGGCGATTACATCCTGAACTTCACCCCCGCCACCAACGCATACCTCAACGCGCTGGTCAACCGCGTCGGGTTCGTTATCATCAGTTCCAAGATGTACACCCACCCTTGGTCTGTGTTCAAGAAGGGGCGTTTGGAGTTCGGCGAGACGGTGGAGGAAATCTTCGTCAACCTCGCGCGTCCGTTCCAGTTCAGTCCTTCCAAGGCAGAGCAGGACGTGTTCAAGCGAACCATTCCCGATGTTCGCGCTGCTTTCCACACGATGAACTTCCAGAAATACTACCCCATCACCATTTCCGATGACCAGCTTCGTCAGGCGTTTTTGTCTTGGCAGGGCATCACCGACCTTATCGCGGCTATCGTGGAGAGCGTGCACGCTTCCGCGCAGACCGACGAGTACCTTGTGATGAAGTACATGCTCGCACGTGCCGTGCTGAACGGGTACATCGAGGGAGTTGCAGTTCCAGAAGCGAACAAGGCGAACGCTGTGGACGTTGCCACCGTGTTCCGCAAAATGTCGCGCCTGTTGCGCTTCCAGTCCAACAAGTTCACCATGAGCGGCGTTACCACGCACACCGACATTGACGACCAGTACCTTATCATCACCGCCGACTTTGAAGCGGTCATGGACTTTAACGTGCTTGCTGCTGCGTACAACCTTGAATACGCCGAATTCATGGGTCACGTCATCGGCGTTGATTCGTTCGTTGACATGGACTGGCAGCGCCTTACCGACCTGTTCACCGACGAGAACGGAAACGTTGACCCGTCGTTCGCCCCTTGGACGGAGGATGAAATCACCATCCTGAACAGCGTTCCCGCGCTTATGACCTCCATCGACTTCTGGCAGGTCTGGGACAACTTCGAGAAGATGACCGAGAACTACAACGGCAAGGGTCTTTACTGGAACTACAACTACCACGTGTGGAAAACGTTTTCCCTCAGCCCGTTCGCGCAGGCTATCGCGTATTCCGACGTTGCCGCTGGCATCACGAGCGTGACGGTGACCCCGACCACTGCGACCCTTCCCGTTGGCGCTGACTTGCAGCTTTCAGTAGCCGTGGTGGGTACTGGCGTTATCAACAAGGGCGTTCAGTGGGCTATGACTGGAAACAACTCCACTGGCTCTTACGTGTCCGACGCTGGAAAGGTTCACGTTGCCAAGGACGAGACTGCCGCGACGCTGACCGTGAAAGCCACGAGCATCGCCGATGCGGCCAAGAGCGGAACCAGCACCATCACCGTTTCTGCGGGTGCCTAACAGCTGCCCGTCGGCAATCGTAGGGGCGGGCAACCGCCCCTTTTCTTTATGGAGGTGAGATTATGGCTTTTCAACCGTCATCCAATATCTACATTGGAACGGTTCCCTTCGATGCGTCCTATCGGCATGTTCACTACATCGCAGACAGAGCCGCGCAGCAGCAGCACTTCGCTTCGCTTTGTCCTACGGCGCTTCGTCGTGATGATTACACGTATCAGCGAATTGACAACAGCGTAGTTGTTCCGTTCAATGCAGAAACCTTGTATGGTTATAACTACTGCATGTTTCAAAATGAGAACTACGGTGACCGCTGGTTCTATTCGTTCATCAACGATATTGAGTACGTCAATCCTCAATCGTCTAGGCTTCATCTTGAACTTGACATTATGCAGACGTGGTTTCCTGATTGCACTGTCAAGTCTTGCATGGTAGAGCGAGAACACGTCAACAATGATGCTATCGGAGCGCACATCAAAGACGAAGGGCTTGACCCAGGAGAGTTGATTATCGACTACTATGCGTTCGATAATCAGAACCAGTATCTTTACCCAGTTGTAGCATCTGCGGTAGAGCCTTTGAAGGATGGAACCTATGTGAACGTAGGCGGTGATACGTACATGGGAGTTTATTCAGGGTGTTCGTTGTCCGTGTTCCTATCGGTTGGAGAATTGAAGTCTTTCATAAACGCGCTTGCGTCCAACGGGCAACAGGACGCTATCAGCGCCATCTATCTGGTTCCTGAATTCTGCGTTCAGAACAAGGTGAAGAAAGACAATGGATGGGGATATTGGGTAGATGCCGCCGCTGGAACGCCTGTGAAAGATTACAGCATGAACGTCGGCATGGGTTCATTGAACGGATATGTTCCCAAGAACAACAAGACTTTGTGCTACCCCAACCAATACTTCGAGGTCACCAACTTCAACGGCGGTAACCAGAAGTTCAGGCTTGAGTTCTTCGGAAACAAGGGAGTTGCATCGTTCGACAAGACAGGAGGTTGCACGCAATCATCCACTCTTGCCTACATACCTAAGAACTACAACGGCAATGCTGGACGATGTGTTGAACAAGCAATCTATATGGCTGACTTCCCTACTTGCACATGGGTGTATCAGGCGTGGGCTAATATGTACGGTCAAAGCCAAGTTGATATGTTCGGCTTGAAGTTCAATTCGCTTGTTGAGTTGCCTATCATAAACAACGCAGTGAACGGAGGTCAATCCATCATCAATTCAGCTCTTAACCTTGACATTGGCGGTATGTTGAATGGCGCTGTTGACAACGTTCAAGACCAAACAAATGCTTATGCTGCTCTTTCCAAGCTGACTAGAACGCCGAACACAGCCCGTGGAGGTCTTAACTCCACAACATCGCTTGTCAATGTAGGTTCGTATACGGTTGGTTTCAGAAAGTACACTTGCCGTTATGAAATGGCTAAGCAGATTGATGACTTTTACAGCGTTTACGGTTATCTGGTTGCAGAGAACAAAGTGCCGAACATCACAGGCAGAAAATCATGGAACTACGTTAAGACCAACGGTTCAAGCGTGGTAGGCAAAGTTCCTGCGAACGTGTTGAAGCGCATCAATTCGCTGTTTGACAGAGGGCTTACTTTCTGGCATACTGGCGATGTTGGAAACTATGCGCTTTCCAATTCTATCGTCTAAGGAGTTTATATGATTACCCCAGGAATGTACACGGGTTTCAGGCTTCCCACAGGTCTTGTCCCGCAAGGCTTGCAGGGAAACAACCAACAGAAGGAAAACGACTGGCTGAACGATGAAACCTATCTATCCTATATGTGGCGCTTGTACGACTTGGCTGTTTCCGTGTTCGAGTGGAAGAACCTTCCTCGCGGAATAAACGAGCGCATGATTGAGCGTTGGCTTCTTGCGAACGGAATGTGCCTGTTCGTCTACGACGAAGCAATCAAGGATGACCCAGACCAGCGTTCACCAGACGGGTATGCCATGCTTCGCATGGTCATGAACGGGGCGTTCGACATTTACAACATTCCGAAGCAGCGCCAAGCGTACACTGTTGACCCCAAGCACAGCATCATGAACTTCGACATTACCAACTCGGTTATATGCTTCAACGACAACTTGGGCATTCCGACGTTCTTGCAGCTTGACCTGTACGCGAAGATTCTGTGGCAGTGCGAACGAAGCGTCTACACCAACATCGCCCAGCAGAAAACGCCTAGAATCGTGAAATGCTCGGAGAAGCAGCGCCTATCCCTTCAAAACCTGTTCGCGCAGGTCGATGGTTTCATGCCCGTATGCTGGGCTGACAAAGACCTTGACTTGTCAGGTGTCGAGGTGCTTGACACCGTAAGCCCTTACGTGGCAGACAAGATTCAGGTTGTCAAGCACCAGATATGGAACGAAGCGCTCACCTATCTAGGCATCGAGAACACGAACACCGACAAGAAGGAACGCATGGTTTCCGACGAGGTGCTGGGAAACATGGGCGATGTGGAAGCGCAGCGTTTCACGCGCCTTAACAGCCGCAAGCAGTTCTGCAAAGAGGTCAATGAAATGTTCGGTCTTGACATTGACTGCGACTTCCGTTCTGGCATGTACATCAGAACCGACAAAGAAGGAACCGTGCCCGTCGAAGGCATGCAATCTGGTTCTATTGACAAGGGCGGCGATACTGGATACGGCGGGGGTTCATTGTGGAAAGCCTTGAAAAGCGCATTGAAAGGAGGTAGGTAATGAGCAAGTACACGACACAGCTTCGGTGGATTGTCGAGCAGACGATTAAAGATTCTGGAAAGCCTTTGACGGAGGATAGTTGGCCTTATGTTTACAAGACGCTCGGTCTTGACGATTACCCGCTGTTCGATGAAGGATACAGGGAGACGTTGAACAACAAAATCATCCGTCATTACTACACCCGTGAAATAGGCGCTGAAACGCTCGGCAGGTTCCGAATGTTCGTCCGCGATACCATGCACCTTATCATGCCTTACTACAACCAGCTTTACGAATCTGAACGGCTTGCCAAGGGCATGGAGCCGTTGGGCGACCGCAACCTTCAGCACACAGAACACGCTTGGGGCAATGCTTCCAACAAGGGCGAGAACAGCAGCCAATCCAGCGCGAACCAGCAGAACGTCTACCAAGACACGCCCCAGAACGAAATGATACCCACGCAGATTAAGAACCTGCAATACGCCACCAACGTGACCATCGACGAAGATAGCGCAAACGCTACTGGAACGTCGAGCAGCAGCGGCGAGTACGACAACATGGTGGAGCGTAAGGAATCTGGTTATTCCCGCCCTCAATCCGAACTGTTGCAGCTTTATCGCGACACATTCCTGAACATTGACAACACCATCGTCCATGATGTAGAATTGGCTCAATGCTTCATGACTATCTGGTAAAGGAGAAAGATATGGCTACACCCGTACCCAAGCCCCCTGTTCTACCGTTCCCCGACACTCTAACGCCTTTCCGTTACTTCTGCCAACGTGTCCTTCCAGCGGTTTACGGAGACGAAATCTCGTATTACGAGGTTCTTTGCAAGGTCACGCAGTACCTTAACGAGACGATGAAGAACGTTAACGAACTGAACGACGATACGCAGAAACTGTATCAGTACGTATCCGAGTTGTACGAACTGTTCAACCAGTTCATGGAAAGCGGCTTCGATTACTACTATGCAGAGCAGGTCATCAAATGGATTGACGACCATCTTACATGGATATTCACGACGCTTGTAAGGCAGGTTTATTTCGGTCTTACTCTTGAAGGATACTTCGTCGCGTATATCCCAGATGGATGGTCTGACATTGTTTTCGACACGGGTACTGATTACACTCTTGACACCTATGGTCGGCTTATACTAAGATGGGACGCAGATTCCCCGTACACCGTCAATCAACTGGCGGAGAAAGTGAGGTAAACATGGCTGTTCGCGAGTATGTGGGGGCGCGGTACGTTCCTCTGTTCGCAGACCCGTTGCAGTGGAGCAACACGCGAACCTACGAACCTTTGACAATCGTTGTCAATCAAGGCAACAGCTACACCAGCCGTCAGTTCGTGCCTACTGGCATCGACATTTCAAACGAGGACTTTTGGGCGCTCACTGGGAACTACAATGCTCAGGTCGAAAGCTACCGCAAGGAAGTGGAGGCGCTTAAGGAATCCACCGAGAAAGGATTTTCCGCCATCCGGGCTTACGTGGCTCAAGAGGTGGATACGACGGCCGTGTATATCGGCAACTCTTATACCGAAGGGGTGGGCGGCACGTCGTCCGGCGGTCTTTTCGGTCAGACCAGCAAGATGTTCACGAAGGCGTTCAAATACACTTCCAGCGGCGCGGGCTTCCTGATCAACAGCGTGACGACCGAATCTTTCAACGACCTTTTGAACAAAGCCATACAGGATACGAAGGTGACAAATAGCGAAGTCACGCACTTGATCCTCATCGGCGCATGGGGAGACTCCCGAAGCCTGGCCGAACTTGGAGCGACCAACTGGATAAACCAGGAACAGGCGGCTATGAAGACGCTCGCCGACAACGCGAAGGCGAATTTCCCGAATCTTCGAAGGATCGTCTACTATTGGGCTGAATCCAGGCGAATCCCGATCATCAATACGGGCGGCGCATTCGATTCTCCCGAATGGAGCTACCGAGTCCACAACAACATCGACTTCATGACGCGCAAGAGCGGAATCGAATACGGCGGATGGATAGGATGGTCTATCTGGCAGAATCAAACGGCGTTCTCTGCCGACAGCTACCACCCCAACGATATCGGGTACGGCATCATGGGCGAGCAGTTGATCAAATCTTTCCATGGGGACTTGGAATATTTCGCGCGCACCTGCCAAGTGACGGATGCGTATTCATCGATCATTCCGGGAATAACCGGCGATATCCTTATCACGGATTACCCCGATAGGACGCTGTACTCTTTCAACAACATCAACATGAACGGGATCCCGGACACGTTCACGATCATGCCTTTCAACACGGCAACGGTTCTATCGACTCTGTTCAATGGGGAGGATAAGACAATGCCGAGCCAGTATTGCCCTTATGCTCAGAAATCGGAGGTAACGCCCGTGGACGGAGTGATGGTGCCTTCGATCTCCCGACCGAATGCGAACACCAACTTTTCGCTCAGAATCGGAACTCGAATCAATTCCGGGAACATAGAGATATACGGCATCCAGTACAACAATTCGTTTCCGACTGATAAAACCAACCTTCCTATCTCTACCTATTCGGTGTATAACCCGAAGACTTTCATTCTTCCCCATAACCCCTATTACGTTCAGAAATAGGAGAGAAGATGGCAGACGAGCCGACAGGCGGGGGCAACCCCAACTTCTTCAAAACGTTCAAAGGGCGCTACCTTCTGGTAGCGTCCGCCGGGCAGGTTGTCGATACGGACGTTGTAATGCTATCATGCACTAACGACGTGCAACCCATCGGCGATTGGACGCTTGCCGATTACACGGCGAACGCACCTTTCGCAGCCTTGCCCGATGAATGCAGGCCGATGAAAACCGTGAAGATTCCAGTAGTAGTAAATGACGGGTCAGATAGGATCGTTGTCATGACGGTGAAACCAGACGGCACGATGACATTGCCTTTTGATTACGAAAGTGCTACTCTCTATCTTTCAGGAATCAACTTCAACATATCCGATAACTGGTACTAGGAGGTACTATGGACTTTCCACTGATTGGACTTTCAGAACAGATGATGTGGGCGATTATCGCTTGCCTTGTAATGATGGTTTTCGACATCATCACAGGTTTCATGGCTGCATGGAAGAACAAGGATATTCAGTCAACCAAGATGCGTGAAGGATTGTTTCATAAAGGAACTTTGATTCTGCTGATAATCCTAGCGTGGCTGTGTGAACTGTTCGTCATGCACGTCCCAGACCTAGGAATAACCATCCCTCTTGTTATTCCTGCTTGCGTTATTATCTTCGCAATGGAGTTGGTTTCAATTACAGAGAACGCCGCAGAAATCAACCCCGAACTTAAAGATTCAAAGCTGCTCCAACTGTTCAAGGTCAGCGATGATATGGAGGGTGACCATGCTAAAAGGAATTGACGTATCAAGCTGGCAGGGTGACATTCAGGTTCAGAACATGCCCGTTGACTTCGTGATAGCAAAGGCTACGGAGGGCGTGAACTATGTGAACCCATATTGCGACCCTGTTATCCAGCGTTGCATTTCAAGCGGAAAGCTGTGGGGCTTCTACCATTACGCGAAAGCCAACGATGCTGTTGAGGAAGCCGATTACTTCATCGAGAACACGCTTAACTATTTCAACCACGGTATACCCGTTCTCGATTGGGAGGAAAACCAAAGCGTCGATTGGGTGAACAAGTTCGTAAGACGTGTTCATGAGCGAACGGGAATCTGGTGTTGGATATACGCCAATCCTTGGCGCTTCAATCAAGGCGGTGTGGAATCTAACTGCGGGCGGTGGATTGCATCTTACCCAGAGGTTACGCACCCATCACTTGACTATGACCCAGGCGATGTTCCCCAAACCGACGGTCTTGTGGTATGCTGGCAGTACGCATCCGACGGAGTGGTTAGCGGTTACAGTGGAAACTTGGACGTTAACCACTTCTTTGGAGACGAGACGGCATGGGGTCTTTATGCTGGCTTTTCCACCAGCAATCCACCTTCTGTGGAAAACCCGAAATTTTCGGTTCTTGAAAATGATGAATACAGGGTTGAAATCACCAAGAAGTAATGGTAAAATGGGTATGCGCCGCAAAGGTAAGCTGGTGTCTTGAATGCGTGGGGCATACCCTGATACGGTACACGCTTCAATACGGAGAGAAGCCCGCTCTGTGCCATCCCTTTCGGTTAGCAACCCTTGTTTCAGGCGCGTCGCTTGCATTGCATGATGGCGCGCCTACCTGTATAAGGAGTGATATTGTCTAAGTTCTGGAACATACCGCAAGCAGCAAGCTACAACTGCCTGTTCAATTTCATCCTTGGCATTCGCGGCGCTGGAAAGACCTACGGTCTGTTGAAGTACCTTACAGAGCGTTATCAGAAGAACGGTTACCGCTATATGTACGTCCGTCGTTCCGAAGAGGAGTTGAAAACTCTGACAACGCAGAAGTCGGGGCGCATCTTCAACCATGTGCAATGCGAGTTCGAGGGTCATGCGTTATGGGCAGAAGCCAACGTTCTCCACATCGACAAAGAGGTATGCGGATACGCGCAAGCGTTGTCTACAGCGCGTAAGATGAAGTCTGATGCACTGGACAACGTTCGCGACATTATCTTTGACGAGTTCATCATAGACAACACCACATCGCAGCAAAGATACCTTCCAGACGAGGTAACCGCTTTTCTGGAACTGTATGAATCGGTTGCACGTCCAGGTGCTAGGGACTACGATGTTAGATGTTGGTTCCTTGGAAACGCCATTGCTTCTACTAACCCTTACTTCGACTACTTCGGACTTGAAATGCCCTACAAGTCAGATATATACAGACGGGGTGACTTCATGGTTCAGATGGTTGCACCGCCTGAACTTATCGAAGCAAAGAAGGCTACAAGATTTTATCAGGCAATCGAAGGTTCAGCCTATGCCGCCTATGCAGCTGAAAACAAGTTCCTGCGTGATAACCCTCACTTCATAGGAAAGAAGGGTAAAGACGCTGAATACCAGTTCACGTTCATATACTACGATGACATGATTGGCGTATGGCGTGACTATAGAAATGGCAGATATTATATCAGCGATGATGTTGACAAACAGTGCCGTTTAGTGTATGCTACTACTACAGAAACACACGAACCGAATACATTGCTTTTGAAGGGTTTCAAGAACAGCGTGCATTTGAAGAACTTGAAGAACGCTTATGACTTGGGTTGTGTATACTACGAGAATCAGAGACTTCATAACTGGTTCAAGGATATTGTAAGGATGGGGCTGTGAATGGCTGAACTTATCATAATCAACGCGACCAAAGCGAATGGTCAGGAAGTTGCTTACATCGGAACCGTAGGTGATGATGGCTACGTTTACTTCAATGATTCGATGTTCTACCGATTCAAACCAGAAGGAACTTGGGAAGAAAACCTTTATGTTCTCAATCGTTGGAGACATTCATGGATGAAATGTTCGATGTTCACCAAGTTGAGCGCACAGAACTTGAACGCTGGTAGCGGTTCTGTAGCGCCAGGCGGTCAAGGTGTTGAGGGTGCAATTAAATGGGCGCTTGCAATAGCACGTGATAACAGTCACGGCTATGACCAAGGTTCTCGATGGGGGCCTGATTATGACTGTTCAAGCCTAGTGTATGAAGCGTTCCGTGTTGGTGGAGGTTTTAACTTACCTGTTCATAGTGGATATACAGGTTCGATGGTAGCAGACTTCACAGCAGCAGGGTTTACATGGCTTGCTGGTGTTGGAAACTCTTCATCACAGCTACAGAGAGGTGATATTCTGCTCAACATTTCTTCTCATACAGAGATATACCTTGGCGAGAACATGAATGTTGGTGCGCACATTAACGAGTTCGGGGGTATTACTGGCGGTCAGCCTGGTGACCAGACTGGTAATGAGATTAGTGAAAGCGGATACTATAGTTTTCCTTGGGATGGGGTGTTAAGATATGGATAGTTTGCCTTGGATTATCGGCGCTTTTGTAGTTGGTAGCTGGTTTGGTTATCTTGTTTGTGCTATAATTAGTGTAGGAAAGAGAGGTGATATTGATGACGATTACTGATTTGATTGCTGTAGCATGGGCGCTCACTTGCCTACTTGGTGTAGGTCTTGGAATCGCTCACTCAATGGCTCATACCCTTGGAGCAGTCTATGACACACCACACGGTGTTGCATGCGCAATGATGCTTCCGATCGTTATGGAATACAACGCAGACTGCACAGGAGAAAAATACCGTGAAATCGCCCGCGCAATGGGAGTTGAAGGCGTAGATAATATGTCTCAGGAAGAATACAGAAAAGCAGCTGTAGATGCAGTCCGCAAACTCTCTGAAGACGTAGGAATCCCATCCAAACTCGAAGCCCTCAAAGAAGAAGATCTCCAGTTCCTC